GTGTCGCGGTTGCAGCTCGTTCTGTTGCATTACTAGTATTATCAACATTACCTAATGAGACTTGAGTCTTAGTAACTGAGTGCGGATTAGAAGTGCTGGCAATATGCGCCGCCGTGACTACATCATCGTCATAAAGCTCTGTAAAGTTATCATTAGTTTTAATTGCCCCTTCACGGACTGTATCACCTGTTCCGTCATCTGGTGCTGATCCAACATTTAAGACTTGCTTTGCCATATTTATTCCTAATCGATAGTTATTTCAGTCTCTGTGCCGTCAGCAGCCACCCTAATTGCGCCAATCAGTCGACCAGACTCATCCTTGATCTGTCGAAGTCCTACTGGCTTCATACCAGCTACTTGTTGTGCAAGCTGTGATATCGCTCCTATTACTGCTGAATGGGGAGGGTTATCTACCGCATCAATCTTGGCCAGTTCTGTGCCTCTCCTGTAAACTTCCTTCTCTCTTTGCACATCAGCATCTACTTTTAGCTTTTCTAGTTGAACGGCAGTCTTGGCCTCTTCAGTCCTTATAGCAGCCTGGACCTTCGCATTCTCCATCGCCATTTGATGTTGCAGCTTCATCTTGTCTAGCTCCATAGATTGCTGGGCGCTTACTTTCTTCAGCTCTAGCTCTGCCTTTGCATTAGCTTCCTTTGGATCAGGCTGCGGAGGAGGCATCTTGCCATCCTCTGGCTCTATAAAGAATTGTGATACGTCTTTATATCCCATCGCCTCAACTCCTCGCCGTAGCGTGTTATACATCGTCTTCCTATCAGCCAGCCCTAGCGACACCACCTTCTCTTGTGCCATGCCGAGCATCTGCATTTGCTGAATCTGTTGCTGACGATCACCTGTGCCTAGTCCAACACTTACCGCCATATCTGTCCTGGTGCGCCATTGCCGTGGATCAACATTAATCCATTTGTTTCGCAGCCTGAATACCTCTTCCTTGACCGAGTTACGTTTAATAAGACCATGCAATCCTAACATTAGGTCCTTAACTCCTGTCTCTGCGAATGTACGGGCCATTAGCTCCATTCTCTGTGCGGCAGCCTCCATTATCTTGCTGACACCAGTAGCAGTCTTATTTAAGCTATTAGCATCCATGCCGGATGAGTATCGCGTAAAGCCAGTACGATTCTCTTTAACACTATCTGCGTATTCAATCATTGGCTGCAACGCTGATAAGATACTTGTGGGAGCCGCTGGCATAGCATGACCGTGAGCTGTATCTGAATCCACCCGGACTATTCCGCCCAATGGATTAGAAAGCATATCATCTAGGTCAACCTTGTTACTTACGAATACTCGGTTACTATTAATGCTGTAGACATTATCAAGAGCCTGTCTCCACAAGGATGTCTTGAGGTCTTGGATAGGAGCCACTACATCAGCAGAAGCCACCCCCGCGAATTTATGAGGCATAACATGGCAATGAATAATTGAGTATGGTATCTCCTCTACTTCTTCAATCTCAAGTATGTTATCGCCAACCCTTGTTATCCTTACTAACTCTGTAATTCCATCACTATTAAGATCGTAGAGGCAATGCGATACTTTAAACAATACCATCTTGCCAGCAGCATCGTCAGTATGAACACCAGGTCTCTGACGGTAGCTATCGTGCCTATTTTGTCGCTCGGAGAATGTTGTAAAATCCTCGCTATCATCATCTATATCGTCAGGAATATCAAAACCCATCTCTCTAATGTCCGAGATTGACTTGTATACCTCACGCTGAACAAATGTTGCATCCTTAATATTTTGTGTGGCTAAATCGCTGTTGAACAAGAACTCTTCTGGCGGTATGTTGTATATCTTAGCTTCACCCTTTGTTTTTTTAACCCGGACAGTTACATCATGAGCCATTGGTGTTTCTTGTGGCATCTGTTGAGGGTTAGCTGGATCAGGCTGCTGCTGAGTCTTCATTGTAAACTCATCGGGATAGCTAGTCTGCTCCTCTATCTCTACACCCTCATTCTGGACCAACATAGCTAACTCTTCGTCAGTCAGCCCGGTGTATTTCTCAGCCGAGTTTGTATTATTCTCCTCCCAGAGGTATTCCACGATTCCATACTTATTGAGCAAGGCATCCATGAACCAGTTGTAGAACAACATATAACCATTATTCTTTTGACTAACCACAAAGTTTAAGTAGTCTGTTTCTTGCTCGGCAGCCTCTTCATCTTCTGCTCCTACTGGTTGAAACTGACAGTAATCGTCAGTACTTGTAAATGGTTTGAGTAAAGAAGGCAGCATCCCATTAACAGCATCCCACACATCTGTACTAATCACCTGAGAGCGATTCTCTTCCTCTGTGCCATTCTTACGGCCAAGTAAGTAATTTAGATTACGTTCACGGTCTGGCTGTAGCTCTTGCTGCTGATATTCTCTAGCAGAGTCTTCTGCGGTTCTAAGATAACTTGTGATATCGTCAGAAGACTTCTTCTCTGCGTAATTATTATCGTTCATATTATGTGCCTTGTACTTAAATGAAGTGGTTTGCGTTTACCTGGCTCTAGCTCGTAAGCTATACTCATAAGCCCAAATGCATCCGCAAAGTGACTTGACCAATCATGGTCTGGACCTAATCCTACGTCTCGCTGCTCGTGTCTGCGCTCGTGGTAGAAACCTAGAGCATCTCTCAATGATTCTGTGGTTGCAGAATTAAAACGAATTGAGCCAAATAATCGCCTTGTCTCTTCTATACGAGCCATTGCCGCGCCCTTACCTTGATTAGGAACAACGGTAACTGTATATCCGGCATCCTTCATAGCGCTCTGATATGAAACGTCATATACCTTGTCATGTGTAGCTCCGTCATGAGGCAGCCAAACTTGCGCCCTATCTGGACCATAATTCTTGGATCGTAGCCAACTCAGATGGGTTGCTAGTGGCTGACCTTGTGCCTCGTAACAATCGAGTATTCTTATCTCTGCCCCTACAAATTGTGCTATTACCATAGTGTAGGAATCACTATTTGCCCCAGTCCCCCCGATATCACAATAGATTTTGTGCGTAAGCAAGGGGTCTGCTGCTACGAATCCGATCCTGCCCTCTTCCTTTGCCTGTGTAAGTGAGGCCGCATAGTAAGCCCCAGTCATTGTTGTTATGAAATCGCCGTTCCAAATATGTTCATAAGATTCCGGGCGTTCTAATTTATCCTTGAGCCTTGCTCGGTCTAATATATCTGGGAACCACGGATTGTCTTTATAGTTTAATTCAACGCACTTGGTTAATGGGTCTTTAGAGTCTCTGAATCGTTTATTAGTTGCTGATCCTTTTCGCTCTGGATTCCATGTCACCCACAATTCGCTCTCTCCTTCTACTCTTAAGGTAGGAATAAGAACTTCCCAAGCGTGTTCTGAGATAGGCTCGGCCTCGTCACACCAGGCAAGAAGGATTCGACTTTTCGACTTTAAGCTACTTACGTTCCTGTCAAGCCCGGAGAATTTGTACTCTACTAGCCCGTCAAACTTTTCGCTGTTAGTTTTAATGGTGCGCTCAGTAATAATGAAAGAATCCCGTAAGAATGGTTCTTCATTTATAGCTGTCTTTACTTCCTCTAAGCTGGACTCATCAAGACTATTCATATACTGTCTGCCGCACAAAATTGACCCAGATACTCCTGCATTAGCCCATAGAAGCGCCCGGACTGCCGACATCTTGGCGAAGCTCCTCGTCTTCCCTGATCCACGACCACCATACGCAGCTCTGATGAAAGCCTTACCACTAAAAACATCTAGTAGTTTAGGCGGTAGCGCTACCTTAACTCTTGACACCGGCCACCAATTCTATGACGGAAACTTTTACATCGCCGTCTACTTGCTGAGTAACCTCAGTCGCTGACAAATCGGGCAAAGTTTTTCCTAGTAAGATCTTGATTGCATTAAGCCTATTGGAGCTGACTTCTTCGTCTGGCAGCTCTCCCAAAGCATAGCTTTCTAACCTATTAATTAGCTGTGAAACCTGTATCTTTTTCCTAATCTCATCCTGGTGACGATTGCGTAATCTTGCTGCCATATAGACTCCATTTAGGTCGGTCTTATTTACACTACCTTGCAGTATATCTAACTGACAAAAAATATCAATAATAGTCTGAGAGAAGCCGATGATGGCGGCATTAGTACAAGGGCGCTCCCCAGCTCCTTATACCTATCTCTCAGAGCTAACTTTTAAATTAGGAGCAAAATTGGAATTTAACCAATCATGTGGTCTAGATAACAACCGGCCTAGCAAGGCGAAGGCGAATATGACCACTACAACCTCTGCTCCTAAATCTGTCTACTCTTGTTCGGGTAATTCGGTATAACTCCACCTCCAACTGGAGGCTCCTCATCTAAAAACTCAACTAAACTCATTCCGTTCCTTTTCTGCCAATCTGTCTTGTATTTAGTTATGCACTCATCACAATGAGGGTAGTTTTTAGTGTAGTTAATCTTTTCTAATCTACAGGTCCTACACTTTCTCATTAACGGCTTACTGGTCCCTAGACTCAGCAGCTATTTGAGTCAATACCCAAAGAATACCACTAATTGCAATGCCCACCATACCAATTGCTAGAACCAGTACACACATAGTAATTAGACTTGCCGGTATTCCTATCATTACTTATCCTTATATATCTAACGATCTAGACTTTGGGTCAGGCAGCGTATACTTCTTGGCCAGTTCTCGCAGCTCTTTCCCATCCTCCCAGGAAAGGAACATGACCTTGAACTCTTCAATCAACACATAACCTTTCTTATCTTCTACCAAGCATCCAACCACATGGCCCAACCACTCAGCCTGTTTACCAGTAACCTTAGATGTCATGTTAAGACAATTCTTTTTATTATATCCCCGATCGATTAGCGTGTCCGGGTAACTAGGATTAGAATTGTGGTGCGAGTCAGCCCTGGGCGATACAGCCAATAGAAATGCCATTAGCAGTATTAACCCTAGCATGAACCTTGTGATCTCTTTCATATCGCTGTGTTCTTATGATATTTGTACTGCAGACTAATATTAACTTTACCACGAAACCAACTGTTGCACGATTTACACGAGTATCTCTTATAGACAGCGCCGTCAGTCTTTATGTTACCACGAGCGATGATGTCTTTAGAGTCACATTTAGGACAACCCATTCCGCCATCTCTGCCATCAAATTGACGGTATAAGCTGCTATTGGGATGGCCCTTAATCCACGGAAGCAATTCAAAATAAAGCTCAGCAGTTAATTTTACGTCATTTTTGTTATAGCGAATCATCTTAGCCCATGACTTAGGATCGTCATTCATCGCTCCTTTCCAGTCATCCATCGACATATTTTTATTCTTATGGCCGATACCCAGAGCAGTGGCAACGTAGTCCAGCTTATTACTTGGGAAACGGAATTGAGACCTCACGGTCCGCAAAAGGTCAATATTTTTGTAGGGAGATGGAGGCGGAAGCCCGGCTAATAGGAACTCACTGTTAATCCAAGGCATATCAAATTTAGTGCCATTGTAGTGGATCACCGCATCGCAGTCACATAGTAAAGCATGAAGACAACTAAGGAAGTCCTTATCGCCCTTACTGCGGCTGTACACTCCCTTCTTGTCAGTCCATTTAGCAGCCCAGCATAAAATATATCCGCTCTCTAAAAGCTGCGAAAGTGAAATATTCTGCATCCATAAACCCCAAACTAATCCTTTATTCGGGGCCGTCTCGATATCTAGAGTAAGTAACTTCAGAGGAGATCCAAGTCGTATAACACACGACTATAGTAGTACTATTATATAGTTACCGCAACTATTCGCCGTTCAGAATTTTCTCGCACTGTTCCTGTAGTTCTTCCTGTGTGCCGTATTTTTCAATCCACCTAGCTTTGTATGGGTGTATTCCATCTGGCCCCTGGTGATGTGAAAAACAAAGGGGAAGAATTTTTTTTGGGCCATGACACCCCTTCTTAGTTCTGCCATCAATGTGATGTATGGACACGTAAGTATTGGCAAGGTTATAGTTACTATCAAGGCCAAGATTGCGGCACACTATACAACCCCCCACGCCCTCTATCAAGTTATCCCAGTACTTTCGCTCTAATTTTGTAGGCTTACTCATAGTCTGAAAATTTAACCCCTTGGTCTACACCCCATGCAATAAGATATTCTATGAACTCACTAGCATCAGCCTTCTTAAAGTTTCTACTCTGCATTCCTAACTGAACGATCCCGGAGCCATCAAGTGACGGCACTACCTTCCCAGAGTTAGTG